AGGTGCTGCATCTTCACCAAACACGAATCCTTCTACCATCTGGGTGTCCACCAATGCGTCTGGGCTGTCTTCTGTTTGTGTCGTGATGGCCTCCATTGGAGGAGCTTGTGGACTTAATTCTCGTCCCGTTACGAACCCACCAGTCTCTGGTGGTGGTGGAGGTGGTGGAGATATTACTGTCTGAGTCGGTGTGATGTACTGGCCCGAACTTACCGGTTTCTGGGGTGGTTTGACAGATGGTGGTTTGACAGATGGTGGTTTGACAGATGGTGGTTTGACAGATGGTGGCGTGACAGATTGTGGTGTGACAGATGGTGGTGTGACAGATGGTGGTTGAGCAGTCGCGATTGGTGCTGATGGACCCGTCTGGTACAGATTTATCGTCTCGGGTGCATATGGATCAAACTGCTGTTGCGGCTGCTGTTCAGGCGTTATTTGTTCTGGGGCGCGCGTGGGTTTCTTATCACGCTTACCTGCTCCAGTGACAAAGCCTCTTCCAAACTCTTTAGCCACGATTGTTCTCCTTAGGATCTAAGTTTGAATTCAAAACCGTCATCATATAGAATTTCTTGGTTATCATCAAATTTAAGTTTGTAGATGATCTTATATATCCGATTGGGGTGAAAACCATTCATCCACTGTACAAAGTAGTTACTCGTACTGTCGCAGCTCAGATATGAACTCCCGGTAGCCGTACTGTGTGGACGCAATGTCCCCGTGAATGGGCTGAATGGTATTATCGTCTCATTTGTTGCTACATCGATGATCGAGTATGATCCACTCCCTTCTGGGATGAATGATCCCGTGAGCGTCTGTACAGATGTATTAAACGACTTTGTCACGTACCGTGGTCTCGGTGAAACGCGGAACTTAACCTTATCGGATTCCCTGTAGGATTCTCTGAGATGTTTCATCGTAAGGATTGTATCTACTTCTCCTGACATGGATGCTGGTAAGAGACTCCCGGTGGCTGATCCAGTACAGGGTGTGTGATCGTCCCATCGGACTTCCAGCTTAGGTGGATAAATCGTTGATGTCTGTGAGCTGAAGAACTTTAGATGTCCAAATGTGATGGATCCGTCACTGTTAGATGCTTCTTCTTGACTGCCAGAGAACCGAACTAACATCCCATGATTGGAATTTGATCCGCTCAACAGCCAATGATTTACAATGTCAGTGACTTCCATGTTGACATCTGGTGATTCATAATCGAAGCTCTGCGAACCTCGTAGCCATTGATCATCGCTGCCACTGTGGTAGTGTCCGCCCTGGCTTGGTAGTCCAGTGTCGCCTGACCAGGTCACTTCAGTTGCTCCTACGTAGTTGTTTCTATTTTCCCAACTGACTCCGACGGTTGTTTTGGGATCATCTCCAAACTGTCCCGTTCCTTCGTCCCAGGACTGTGATACTGGAAAGGATGCTAACTTGTACGTTGTAGATAACTCTTGATTCCCTTCAGCCTCATACAGTCTTAGATAGAATTTTGGATTAACTATCTCTCCGTCCACGATTGATTGGGACATGTTGGTAAAATCAGTACCTTTAAACGATACTAATACTCTGGTTGCATGATCGAAGCTCTCGTTGTAGAAGACCTTCTTCAGTTCTAGGATTTCATCTTGACCGAAATTTTGATCCCTCCAAGACTCTCCTGTGATTGTGCTTGATCCACTAGAGATCCATGCATCCTTTGTAGCGTATATAAAATGATGCATCAGTGTATAATTCCTTTAATGTTTTGTTGAGGATCTTTCAATTCAAATACGGCTGGTGTGGCTGATGGTCTGATCATTCCATCCTTCAGCGCTACTTCGAAGTCATACTTATAACCATAGTTGGAAGGTATACCAGAAGTTGGATCAACTACCCAACCCCCACTACCGTCGTTGGCTTCATCAGTATACATGTAAGTGTATGTGGGATGGGGAAAATTCATCAATCCGATTGATGAGTTTCCGGACTTATAATTGTTAAACTGAGACAGACATATATAATTTACAGCCCTGACGCCATCAATCCCCATCAGTTCATATTCTAACTGTGATATATAGAGCGGTTGTCTAAATTGCATCCGATCTATATTAAAATAATCTGTGATCTTCTGCATGCATTTGAGTTTTACTTCCGCCTTGTTGGCGTATCGGTGTGCTACAACATCAAAGTAAACACCAAAGTTGATAATGTATCCACCACCAGAAGCCTGGTTTAATCTCAGAGTTACTTCATCGGTTATCATTCTATATTCACTCAGGTACGTTTTTATATTCTGACCCAACGGATCCTGTGGGGTCTCTACCAACTCCTTATTGTTATTGTATGATAACGTATAAGCGTCTATTGTGGGAACGATACCACTTTCAACTTCGGTCATAAGTGGTGCCAACGAATCCTGCAAAAATGTCGTTACGTCTTCTGTTGGGATATATGGTGTTCCATCTATAGTCACACTCAATGCTTGTAGCTGATTGGCAGCATCCGATGTATTGGATGTTATGGTTTGTAGTGCGGTCGAACTCCTCTGTACATAAACCTTTGCTATATTTCCAAATTTAGATGACATGTTGAGAATCCGTGCTTCATAGTCTTGCCGAGTCACACATCTATTCTGAGTGGTGAAGAATGCTGTTGCTCTTTCTCGAATTTCAGCAGCAGATTCCTGATCTGAGCCCCCTCGGGCGGGTTCGGAATTTGTCACGCTGAGTGTTGCTCCTCCAACTGCCGGGCTCCCGGGCGCTCCTACAGACGAGTTGATTGTTGTCAAGTCGTTTGCTGTCACGTTAGTGCTGATTCCACCACCTACTCTGTACGTGACTGTGAGACTCGTGTGTGATGGTGTATTTCCCAATGTGGAATATTCATCACCCAGTAGTGGGTCTACTCCCTGTACGAGATGTTCGCCCTTTCCAGGTACTCCTATACCGGTCTGTGCCGTTTGTTGGAAAATTGATTCTTGTGATTGTCCACTCCTCAGAATACCGTTTCCAAAAACTATAGACGTGACACCGTCCCAACTAACGTCTTTGATGAACCGTCTGGGGGTGCGGATAAATTCTAACGTGTATGGTACCGGTAGTGTGATTGTATCGGAAGGAACTCCAGTCAGTTGCGAATATGCCGTATCGCGATTTGAGTCTGCTGTGTAGTGAGTTTCAAGTGGTACTTTATCCTGTGCTAGATAGTCGACTTGGTAGTAAGTATTATTGCTGGCGTCTATGATGGATATGATATCGATCACATTATCCTCTGGAAGGTCTATCTTGAGAAATTTAACCGGACTACCCACTGGAAAGCTCCTCGTTATGGTTTCAGCGCTGATGGCTTTGACGATTCTTTGTAATTCATAATTCTGTGCTATTCCATCATCATTGAAGTTGGTCTTGGATGGAGGTGGATCAATCGACCCACTAACTCTAAAATCTACCACGTCTAAGGTTTCAAATTTAACATCGGAGTTGCTGGTTGCCTCAACCTGCATACCCCGTTCGATCGTAACACCTTCGCTGTAATCTGGTATCTCTCCATCAGCGAGGGCGGCCACCGTTTGTGTCATCGTAAGTTTTACGGTCGCTGGTATTATAGGTCGGATTTTGTATCCCAACACACCCGCTAACGTGACTATATTTCTTCGTTCTTCGGCCAGCGGAAGAAGTGATTCTCTATACTGTTGATCAATATAAAACGATAAGACGTCTCCAACGTAGGCTGACATTTCGATTAACATCATCCCTGGAGACGTTTCATTAAAATCTTTATACGTGTCTGGAAAGTAGGACTTCGCATATTCCATGAGGGAATTCTTCATGGTTGCAAAATCTTTGTTAATATAATTCGTATTGGTGGATTTAAACTCGTTTTCCTGATACGACATCTTATTCTCCTATGCTCACAGCTACAGATGCTGTAGCTCCTGGATTGCCTGATAGTCCAAATGATATACTTACGTCAAGTGTATTATTAGCCATGTTAATTGTGATATCGACGACGGTCAGAAACGGTAACCACTTTGCAAATGTATCGATTATATCATTCTCAATTAGGATTCGTAACTCATCTGACATCTGTTCAAATAGAAATCGTCGAAGTCCGGTTCCCAGTTGGGGTTGCATCAATCGCTCTCCCCGACTCGTTTCAAGTAACATTTTTACATTGGTCTTGGCAGCTTGCAGCGTCGTCGTAGTAGATGCAAAATATCCATCGACGGTATCACCTCTCTTGAGTGGATACTCAATCCCAACAAAGGTTTTTGGATCGCGATCGTGCGCAAGTCCTGGTGATGCTGGTACTTTATAAGCCATTATACGTTCCTCGAATTAGGATCCAAACTCACGGATGCATGTCTAAGATTCCGTTGAGCGGTTCTATCATATTTCTGATCGGTCAGCCTAACTTGCTCCTTAGCCTTCTTACCCAGATAGG